GAACGGGTGATTCTCAGTCCGAGTGGATCACCAAAGAGGACATTCGCGTTGCTGAGTATTACTACGCAGTGATGGAAAAGGCAAAACTGTATCAATTAAATGATGGCACAGTGCAATTTGCTGATGGCAAAGACTTCTTCGCTCGGGTCAAGGCTGCGGGGCTTACAATCGATAATGAGCGTGAATCTTATAAACGCACGATTAAATACAAGAAACTAACCGCAATTGAAGTTTTGGAAGAACGGGATTGGCCAAGCAAATACATCCCAATCGTTCCGGTCTATGGTCGCCATGTGGTTGTAGGGGATAAACGTCACAAATTCGGTATTGTTCGCCATGCCAAAGACGCGCAGCGGATGTATAACTTCTGGCAAACCACGATTACTGAAAGCGTCGCACTGGCTCCAAAGGCTAAATGGCTGATGGCAGAGGGTCAGGATGAAGGCCACGAGAATGAATGGGCAGCGGCTAACGTTAAGTCGTTCCCTCTGCTGCGCTATAAGCAGACAGACATTGATGGCAATATAGCGCCACCGCCACAGCGCCTCCAGCCCGAGCCTCCTCCGTCTGGTGTAATGGCTGCGTCTGCTGCAATCAATCAGGATATAGCGACTTTGATGGGAATATTTGACCCATCTCAGCAGTTACCTGGAAACGTCTCCGGAAAAGCCCTAAATGGCCAACAACAACAAGTTGACCTGACTAACTTTGACTTTTACGACAACCTTACAAAATCTATCTGTCAGGTTGGCAAGATCATTCTTGATCTTATCCCCAAGATTTACGACACTCAAAGGGTTATGCGGATCATTGGTCAGGACGGAAAGCCTGATTTAGTGACGATTAATGAGGCTAAACAGGACGATCAGGGTGTTTGGCAGGTTATGCACGACATGACTGTTGGGCAATATGATGTGGTTATGGAAACCGGCCCAGGCTATAACTCTAAGCGGGAAGCTGCGGTAGAGGCCATGATGCCTTTGCTTACTGGAAACCAACAACTGTTCGGCATTGCTGGAGATTTAGTGTTCCGAAACATGGATTTCCCAGGCGCAGACATCATCGCAGACCGCCTTGCCGCCTCCAATCCGTTGGCTCAGATTGACGACAAGTCCGACATTCCTCCTCAAGTCCAGATGCAACTGGCAATGGCCAATAAGAAGGTCAAGGACATGCAACAGCAACTCCAAGCGATTGAGTTGGCTATGAAGCAGCGTCAAGACATCGAGCAGGTCAAACAGGACGCTGAGACTAAACGCACTCTGATTAAAGAGACAAACCGCGCCCATGAGATCGAATTACGGGATGCAGAGCGCCATACCGACATGAAGCTGAGAACAGATACTCAGGCTCATGACACGGTGCTCAAGACTCAAACTCAGTTGGAAGTCGAACGACTAAAGGCAGAAGTTGCTATTTTGTTAGCTCATTTAGACCGAGAAGCACTAAAAAATGCTTCAGCCGAAACAACAGAGAGAGCAATTTAATTAAATTCGTGATATAAATCACAAACCTTACCCGTCAGGTAGATGGGGAAAACCCTTGAGGAAACTCATGCAAAGTGATAAAGAAGCTGGACAAGTATTGACTAGCGAGAATGCGGCAGATTTTTATTTCGCAAAAATGGGCCTAGCTGACAAACCTGAACCCGAGGCCGTGGTAGAGGAAACTCCTACGGAGCCGGTGGAAGAAGTTACTCAGAGTGAGCCTGACGAAAAAGAGGAAGCCAAACCCACAGAGGAACGAAAGAGTAATCCAAAACTTGAAAAACGTTTTTCAGACATAACGAAACAACGTGAAGAAGCGCGTAAAGAAGCGCAACGGGAACGTGAAGCTCGGGAAAATCTGGAAAAAGAGTTAGCGGCGTTGCGTCAACAAGCCCAACCCCAGGTAAAGCCCGTTGATGCAAAGCCTCAGCCAAGTCAATTCTCTGATGCTTTTGAATACGCAGAAGCATTGGCAGAATGGTCTACTGAGCAAGCATTGGTAAAAAGAGATCAGGAAGAACGTGAACGCAGGGCCGACGAACAGCGACAAAAGGTTATTCAATCTTGGTCGCAAAAAGTGGCAGCAGCGAAAACGGAGATGCCAGATTTTGATGACATGGTGGCAAGCTCGGATGTGGTCGTCCCCGATCATGTGCGAGATGCGATTTTAGAGAGCGATGCGGGGCCGCGTATTCTTTATGAATTAGCGGACAACTCAGAGTTAGCTAAAAAAATCACTTCAATGTCGCCAAGTGCCGCGCTACGCGAGATTGGAAAGCTAGAAGCTCGTTTTGAGAGGAAAACTGAGAATGCGCCTAGTAATCCTGTGGGCAAAAGTAAAGCACCACCTCCGATCAATCCGATCAGAGCAACTGGAAATGCGATGGGTGTACAAGTAGACGCAAATGGAGCGTTTCACGGCACTTATCAAGCATGGAAAGCGGCTCGTAAGGCTGGAAAGATTCGGTAACCAAAATCTTTTTTAAGGAAATATCATGAGCAATACCTTGCTTACCATTAGCAAGATCACCAACGAAGCGTTGATGGTCTTGGAAAACGAGTTAACCTTCACTTCCGAAGTTGACCGCAACTATGATGACCAATTCGCTGTCGTTGGCGGCAAAATTGGTAACACTGTGAACGTCCGTCGTCCTGGTCGTTTCATTGGTACTACTGGCCCTGCCCTGAACGTTGAAGATTTTAACGAAACGAGCGTTCCAGTGACCTTGAGCACTCAGTTCCACGTTGACACACAGTTCACCACTCAAGACTTGGCATTGTCTTTGGACATGTTCTCTGACCGTGTTCTGAAGCCTGCCGTGGCTGCTATTGCCAACAAGATCGACCGTGATGGTTTGTCCTTGGCTGCTTTGCAAACCGCCAACATCGTTGGTACTGCTGGCACTCCTCCCACTGGTCTGATTACTTATCTGACTGCTGGTGCTTACCTTGACAGCGAAGGCGCTCCTCGTGATGGCCGTCGTTCATGTATCGTCGAACCCTTCACCTCTGCAACTATCGTTGACAGCTTGAAAGGTTTGTTCGTTCCTCAAGAAGCAATCGGCGAGCAGTACCGTAAAGGTCTGATGGGTCGTGACAGCGCTGGCGTAAACTGGAAGTTGGATCAGAACGTTGTCTCTCAGACATTCGGTTCTTGGTCTGCTAACACCATTGCTTGCAACGTAACCACCGCTACTGGCTTCTTGACTTCTGGTTGGGCACAGTACAGCACCATTCAGTTGACCGCATCTGCCGCTTCTACCCTGAACGCTGGCGACGTGTTCACTATCCCTGGTGTGTACGCTGTTAACCCACAAAACCGTCAAAGCTACGGCAAACTGCGTAACTTCGTGGTTCAGTCTACTACTGCTGTTGGCACTTCTGCTACTAACGTAGTGGTAAGCCCTGCCATCATCTCTGGTGGTCAGTTCCAAAACGTGAGCATCACTTCTACTGGTTCGCAAAACATCACAGCGTTTAACAACACTGGCGTGTCTAGCCCCCAGAACATCATGATGCACCGCAATGCCTTTACCTTGGCAGTGGCTGACCTTGAGTTGCCTGATGGCGTTCACTTCGCTGGTCGTGCAAGCGATAAGGAAATCGGTCTGTCGATGCGTGTTGTTCGTCAATACACTATCAACAACGACTCTATTCCCACTCGTTTGGATGTGTTGTATGGTTGGGCTCCTCTGTATCCAGAGTTGGCTTGCCGTATTGCAGCTTAAACCTCTTTTTTTAAGGAATTATCATGTCTAATCCAGGCCCATCGAGTACCACTACCCCTCACTACCTGATTGGTGGTGACTCTACCGACGGCACAGCTATCGCGATCAACGGCGGCCCCGTTGGTTTCTTTGGCAAGTCTCCCGTTACTCAGCAAACTTCTGGTGGCAATACCACCACGACCGCTGCTGGTTCGACCACTGCTGTGTACACTAACACCACTTTCCCTGGTGCTAGCGGCTCTACCGCCTACACTCTCGGTGATGTCGTAACTGCTCTGAAAGCATACGGCCTCCTGAAGGCTTAAGCCAACAGAAAAGTAAAAAAGGCCATCCTCAAAAGGGGTGGCTTTTTTTCTTTTATCGGTATAATTTAATCATTCTGCAAAGGAATAATCATGTCTTCAACGACCATCACTCGTGGCAATTCACACGAAACTTTCTACATTCAACCTAACCTGACTCCGGTAAGCGTTGCTGCTAATACGACCGCTGCTCAGACCTTTTCAGTTCCTGGCTTGCAAACCACCGACATCGTGGTTGTTTTGGGTCTGAATGGCACTCAGATCGCCGGTATCATTATTGCTGAAGCTGACTGCTTGACCGCTGGTGTTTTGAGCATCCAGTTCGGTAACGTGACTGCTTCTCCAGTAGTGCCCACGGCTGGTGTATATACAATCCAAGTGACTCGCTTGGAAGGCCCTGCACCCGTAACGGCTGTCTAACATGGCTAATACATCTGTAATCCGAATTGGTGGCAAGACCGTGGCATTAAGTGTCACGGGCTCTGCTCACTCTGCGGTACAGTTGACAGCAAACACGACGGATCAGATTAACTACGTTGCCTGCCTGAATACTGGTGCAGTTAACGTAGCAATTAAATTCAGTCAATTGTCAACTGATACGGCTGCATTGCCTGCGGATGGCACTCCAGGGGATTTCATCTTGCCTGCCTTGATGGAGTTTCCTATTGTGCTTGCTTGCCCTCCCATTAACATGCAAAACCCTTGCTATGTAACGGCGATTGGCGCATCTGCTGGCCCTAGCCTTGTTTACTTGACTCCCGCTGTGGATCAATCGTAATGACCAATGCCGCCAGTACCTCTACAATCAATTTAGTTCCTGTTCAGGGCATCTTTGGGCCACAACCGACTTTTACGTTGGTTAACTTAATTGGCCCTGCGGGAACTCCGTTCTATCCAAATATCAATCCCCAACAATCGGGATTGGTCATTACAAATAGCACAATTGACAGTAGCGTTATTGGCGGCATCACCCCATCATTGGGGACATTTACCAACATATTTGCGACAACTGGCCAAGTTACGACTTCGCCAACTAGCAACACAGACATTGCTAACAAGTTTTATGTTGACTCAATTGCCCAAGGTTTAAACCCAAAACAAGCGGTTAAATGTGGCACAACAGCCTCAATTACGCTTTCAGGGCTACAAACCATTGATGGCTACACAACTTTGGCGGGTGATCGGGTTCTAGTAAAAAATCAGGCCACATCGTCACAAAACGGCATTTATGTCGCGTCTGCAAGCGCATGGACTCGCGCAACGGACATGGATGTATGGTCAGAAGTGCCAGGCGCGTACACAGTTGTTCTTAACGGCTCAACTTACGCAAATACTGGATGGGTTTCAAACTCTGCCGATACAGGCACAATTAATGTAACGCCCATCACTTTTGTGCAGTTTTCAGGCACAGGAACATATTTTGCAGGCACAGGCTTAACCCTTGCCTCAAACACGTTCTCAATCACGAATACAGGCGTTACAGCCGCATCTGTGGGGTCAGCATCTAAGACTCTGACAGCCACAGTAAACGCCCAAGGTCAATTGACCGCTTTGGCAGACACAAACATTGCCATTGGTGCAACTCAGATTACATCGGGAACGATTGACACAGCGCGTATATCAGGGTCATATACAGGGATTACAGGCGTTGGAACGCTGACAGTAGGCACATGGAACGCCTCAACAATCACAGTTTCTAATGGCGGTACTGGTGCAACCACTTTAAGCGGTTACATTAAGGGAAATGGGACTTCAGCGTTGTCGGGTCAAGCCACGATTCCCAACACCGATATTACCGGTTTGGGAACAATGAGTACCCAAAACGCAAACAATGTTGCAATTACTGGTGGCTCAATTTCAGGCTTGTCTAGTTTCATTCTGACTGGTCAAACAGGGTATGTTTATGCCAATGGATCAAGCGCAGTAACATCATCAACAACAATTCCCACAAGTGCTTTGTCGGGCAGTTTTGTTAGCACTTTTTCTGCTGGAACAACTGGTTTAACACCATCTAGCAATACATCAGGCGCTATTACGCTAAGTGGAACTTTGAGTGTCGCCAATGGCGGTACAGGCGTAATAAGTTCAAGTGGTGCAAATTCTGTTGTTTTGCGTGATGCAAATGGAAATATCACCACAAACTGCTTGTTTGAAGGATATTTAACTCAAGCAGCTAGTGGCACAACAATTGTTTTAATTGCTTCATCATCCCAAAATTTGCAAATTACAGGGTCAGGTGGTCAAGTTATTAAACTTCCTGATGCCACTACGCTTCCAAATGGTACAACTTTTACGTTTAACAATAATCAATCTTCTGGTGCGATTACTGTTCAAAATAACTCGTCCACAACTATTGCAACCATCCAAGCTGGTGGTTATGTAACGATTGTTTTGCTGTCTAACTCAATTGCCGCAGGCTCTTGGGACAGACACGACTCCACGCCCTCTAATGTTTCTTGGTCAACAAATACATTAGATTATGCTGGTTCAATTACAAGCGCCACATGGAATGGCAATGTAATTGCTATCAACCGAGGAGGCACAAATGGAACGGCTACTCCTACTGCTGGTGCTGTCGCCTATGGTACTGGCTCTGCTTATGGATTTACTTCTGCGGGTACTTCAGGCCAAGTCCTGACAAGCCAAGGAACGGGAACGCCAACTTGGACAACCCCAACGGCTTACGCAACAGTTACGGACGACACAACCACTAATGCCACTCGTTACCCCTTATTTGCCTCGGCAACAGCGGGTAATCTGGCAACTGAGTACGTTTCCTCCACTAAATACCAATTCAACCCTTCTACGGGCATTTTGACAGCGACAGGATTTAGTGGGTCTGGTGCTAATTTAACAAGCATTCCTAACGGGGCTTTAGTTAACTCAAGCGTCACTGTGGGCACTACAACAATCTCCTTGGGGGGAAGTGCCACAACCCTAGCGGGTCTTACCTCGGTGACCTCTACGACGTTTATAGGTGCTTTAACAGGAAATGCCAGTTCAGCAACAACTGCGACAACCGCAACAAACGCAACCAATGTGGCCATAACAGACGACACCACAACAAATGCTACGGTTTATCCTATGTGGGTAACCTCAACGTCTGGTAATTTGCCTGCTAAAACCTCGTCAACTCAACTTAAATTTAACCCAAGCACAGGGGCTTTGACAGCCTCGCAACTTGTCATAGCTCCATAAGGAAACATCATGGGAACTTTAGTCTTTCAAGCCACGCTCGGCGGTCAAGTTAACCTGACAGGCCCCAATACCGCATCGACCTTTACGATCTCAGTGCCTGCGGTCACCGGAAACATGATTACATCTGGGGACACGGGAACGGTCACTAACACGATGTTGGCAGGCTCTATTGCAAACGCCAAATTAGTCAACTCCAGCGTCACGATTGGCTCAACCTCGGTTTCCCTTGGGGCAACAGCAGCGACTATTGCGGGCTTAACTTTAACTGCACCTGCTTTGGGTACTCCTACCTCAGTAACCCTGACAAACGGCACAGGACTGCCGTTGTCCACAGGCGTAACAGGCACACTCGCAACCACCAACGGCGGCACAGGCTTAACCTCATTCACCGCTAACGGTGTTGTATATGCATCCAGTACAAGTGCATTGGCTACTGGTTCTGCGCTTACTTTTGATGGGACAAACTTGGGGCTGTCAAACAGTGCAGCGGCGACTGTTGTAAAAATTGACGGTTCTGGTCGATACAAGCAGTTTGAGACTTATTCGTCTGGAACCCGACAATTTTACATGGGGTGGGACAACACTAGTCAAGTTGCCAATATCACCAACGACAACAACTACCCAATTTTATTCAGCATTACTGGTTCCGAACAAATGCGCCTAACCAGCACAGGTCTGGGTATTGGGACAAGTTCGCCAAGCAGCAAACTTCAAGTCTCTGGAGCAATTAGAACAACGGGTAGTGATTCTACGGCGGTAGCAAGTTCTGGCGCTATGAGATATGTATCCGGAACAACTCTGGGTTTTGTTTCTTATGGAGCAAACACGAGTACACCTGGAGCATTTAACTTTGTAGGATTAAGTAGTGACGCATCGGCTGGAGATGTAAGAGTTACCATTGACTCCTCCGGCAACCTTGGACTGGGTGTTACTCCTAGTGCTTGGGGTAGTGCGCTAAAGGCGTTTGAAAACCAAGGTGGTGCTGTAACGGCAACCAGTGCAGGAAACTTGCGCTTGTACCAAAACTCTTATCAGAACTCTGCTGGTCAACAGATTTACCGCAACTCCTTTGCAGCTTCTTTGTATACCCAAGATTCTGGGCAGCACATCTGGTTCAACGCCCCCTCCGGCACAGCAGGTAACGCAATCACCTTCACCCAAGCAATGACACTGGATGCCAGTGGGAATTTGGCCATTGGAACAACTAGCGCAGTAAACAGTCGCTTGTATGTATCAAACTCAGGTGTTGCTCAATTAATCATTGGTTACAACAATACCTCCAATAATTATTTTGATGCAGACACACAGATTTTTCGCAGTAGTGGTGCAGTAGAACGCGCCCGTATAGACTCCAGTGGGAATTTTATTCAAACCGTAAATACAACTGCCGCCACATTGTCCACCAACGGAACAATGACCATCAGCATTGTTAATAACACTACACTGAAGTTTTCTGTGCGTGGCTCGGACGGAACAACTCGCTCTGCTACTTTAACTTTGGCATAACATGAAATCTTGCCCACATTGCGCTGAAGTAAAGCCTTTTGAGGCTTTTTACGCAAGCTCGACCCACAAGTCGGGCTATGCGTCTTGGTGCAAGGTTTGTGAATCTGAACGCAGCAAAGCTAAGTTTCAGCGCCGCAAAGATGCTCAACTGAGTAAAGCTCAAGAATGGCGCAGCGCCAACAAGGACAAGTTTAATGCGTCAATTGCTGCATGGCGGGAGCAAAACCCCGGAAAGCATGAACGTTTGATGAAAGATTGGGCGCAAGCCAACAAAGATAAAGTCAATGCTAAATGGATGAGACGAGACGCTGCAAAGAAAAACCGCACACCAAATTGGCTAACCGTGGACGAACACTGGATGATTGAGCAAGCCTACGACATAGCTGCAAAGCGCACTCAAATGCTTGGTATTCCGTTTCATGTTGACCACATAGTGCCATTGCAAGGCAAAACCGTATCCGGGCTTCATGTGCCTTGGAATTTGCAGGTTATTCCCGCAAAATTGAATCAGCAAAAATCCAACCAATTTAACTAAAGGAAATATCATGACTACATACACATGGACTGTTCCCGAAACTGACTACTTGGTAGCGGATGGGTTCATCACAACCGCCCATTGGGTTTGCGCTGGCACTGACGGCACTTATTCCGACAGTGTGTATTCCACTTGCAGCTTTGCCCCTGCTACGCCTGCGATACCCTATAACAGCGTATCTGAACAAGATGTTCTAAATTGGTGTTGGGCAAATGGGGTCAGTAAAGAGGCAACTGAAGCTGCCGTGGCACAAAAAATTGCGTTACTAAAGAATCCAGTGACTGCTACTGGTACGCCTTGGACTAGCGCATGAACTACGTCTGGGACATCACAGATGCGCCCTCAACTGACGGGCTGATTACATCTGCTAGTTATACGGTAACCCTTAATGACGATCAATATTCAGTATCGTCAGAGGGTCATTGGGTATTTGACTCGCCAACAATCAAAACCCAATATGACCAAGTTAGCAAAGAAATGATCGTTCAATGGATAGAAGATGCCTCTACCGTAGATGGTGTAAGTAGCATAAAATCTAACCTAGAAAAGCAACTAAACGCGCTCAAAACACCGCAAAAAACGGGACTCCCTTGGATGCCTAAGACATTTACGGTTTAAGGACTCACATGACCACTGCAATTGACGTAATCTCCCGAGCCTTAAAAGACATCGGCGCTTTGGAAGCTGGAGAAACTCCAACTCCAGATGCCGCCACAGATGCCTTAGACATGCTCAACGACATGCTCGATCAGTGGTCAAACGAAGAACAGATCGTATTTAACTTTACTGAGATCATTTTCCCCATCATTCAAGGACAAACTCAGTACACCATCGGCCCTAATCCTTCCACAGCTAACTTTATCGGCGCATCATTTACCGGATCAATAGCGGGAAACATTCTCACGGTGACCGGAATAACCTCGGGTGCGATCGCTCAAGGACAGACTTTAAGTGGAACAGGAATTGCCGCAGGGACAAAAATCACACAATTCTTGACAGGCGCAGGCGGTAACGTTAACGAAGTTGGGACTTACTTACTGAACAACTACCAAACCGTAAGCTCAACAAATATCACGGCTTACTACCAAAAACCCCTCAGAATTAACTCGTCTTTTGTCCGGATTAACACAACCTCTAACGGCCAACCTATCCTAAACGGCGGTCTGGACTATCCCGTATCGGTTTTGTCCCTACAAGAATACGAGTTGATCGGTCTAAAAACCCTAAACGGCCCTTGGCCAAAGGCGATTTACTTCAATCCTGGTGAAGAATCAGGAAACCTATTTGTCTGGCCAAACCCAAGCCAAGGTGAAATGCACCTGTTTGCCGACACAATATTCAGTCAATACGACCTGACCTCAACAGTAACCCTTCCCCAAGGCTACTCAATGGCTCTGAGATGGTGTTTAGCCGAACGCCTAATGCCCATGTACGGCAAAGCCTCGGGAACCCAAATTCAAATGATTATGAAGTTTGCGGCACAAGGCAAAGCAACCCTGAAGCGCACAAATATGGGGCCGCAACAGGTCGCACAATATGCGGATGCGTTGCTGGTTGGTCGCGCGAAGGATGCTGGATGGATTTTATCAGGAGGCTTTATGCGTTAATTTAAACGTATAAAGTAACTTAATGTATTACATTTACCAACATAGAGCTGCTGATACAGGAAATATCTTTTACGTTGGTAAAGGTAAAGATAAGCGTTTTTGCGACAAAAATAAACGTGGACGTTACTGGAAATATTACGTTTCCAAACACGGTTTTATTCCTGAAATTGTTAAAGATGGAATGGATGAGGAGCTTGCGTTTCTTACGGAGATGGAATGTATTGATGTTTACCGTAAGCGGGGAATAAATCTCATCAATTTGACTGATGGTGGAGAGGGTTGTTCTGGCTACTCAATGAGCCATACAGAAGAACAAAAAGCAAAATGGAGTGCAAAACGCAAAGGCACTCCCAGTCCACGCAAAGGTGTCAAATTAACCGATGAAACAAAGTTAAAGATTAAACTTGCAAGGCTAGGAAAAAGTCTTAACGAGTCTCATAAAAAAGCAATTAGTAATGGTTTGTTGGGCAATAAACATACTGCAAAATTAACTAACGATGAAGTAAGATTTATCCGAGCCAATAGAGAGACAATGACTCACATTGAACTTGGCGCAAAATTTGGCATTCATAAAAATACAGTCCACAAAATTTGGCGCAACGAACGTTATAAGGATGTCAAATAATGGCTGATTTCGGATTCGTAGGCCCAAGTTACGAGGCAACATCAATTTACCAAGAAAGCCAAGAATGTATCAATTTCTTTCCTGAAGTTGACCCTCTTAAGCAAGCTGGTAATCGAGGGGTAGTTGCGCTTTATCCAACCCCAGGGCTTACGACCAAAGTTGTTTTCTCTAATCCCCAAGAAGTTCGCGGGATGCGTACTTTGTCGGGTGGGTCGCAGATGATTGCGGTCTGTGGGCCATATGTTTACGTTCTTAGCTCCAACCTGACTCCCTCGGTTGTTGGGTTATTAAACTCAAACTCTGGGCGGGTGGGGATTTCCGATAACGGGATTAACGTCAACATTGTGGATGGGGTTTATCGCTACACATGGAGGATCAGTAATCCCTCTACTGCGATTTTTACTGCTTCCATTAGCGGCACGACCATGACTGTTACGCAAGTCTCTAGTGGTGTTCTAGCTGTTGGTCAGTCTGTTTACGGTATCGGAATCACCCCAGAAACGGTCATTACAGCGCTTGGAACAGGTACTGGAGGGGTTGGGACGTACACCGTCAATATCTCTCAAACAGTGGCTGCTGAGAGCCTTAATTCCGCTACTGTGGGCTGTCTTTTCACCGGCTCGATGTCGGGCACTACGTTGACTGTTTCTGCGGTAACAAGCGGGACTTTATACGTTGGTCAGACTATTGAAGGCGCAGGGATTTCCGCTAAGGTCATTATCACTGCTTTAGGGACGGGGACAGGAGGAACGGGTACATACACAATCAGTGCTTCCCAGACTGTCGGCTCAGAGACGATGTATGCGCTTTCCTTTTCTGTTTTGCCTTCTTCAGACGGGGCATTCAGTGGGGGTAATACGATTGATATTGTGGACAATTATTTCGTCTACAACGACCCTGGCACACAAGAATGGGGCGCATCTGATCTGTTAAGTCCTCTTTCTAGTTCTACAAGTTACGCCTTAAAAGACGCTGCTCCAGATAAATTGGTCGCTCTTATTGTTGACCATCGAGAAGTGTATTTAATGGGTGAGGCTTCATCTGAAGTCTGGACGGATGTGGGTGCAGTACCCTTTCCTTTCCAGAGAATCCCAGGAACATCTACCCAACACGGTCTAGGTGCTCAGTTCTCCTTGTCTCGCCTTGGGAACTCGTTTGCTTACGTTTCCCAAAACGCCCGTGGTCAAGCCCAAATCATGCAGATGAATGGGTATATCCCCGAGAGGATTTCCACTCATGCGGTGGAGAACACTCTTACAAATCAGTATATCGGGGATGCGATTGCTTGGACTTACCAGTTAGAAGGCCACGAGAATTACGTTGTAACCTTCCCGTCTCTTAACCTGACATGGGTTTATGACGTGGTGACCCAGATGTGGCACAAGTGGTTATATTTAGGAGACGACGGGACTTATCAGCGTCACCGTGGTAACTGCGCTTCTTTGTTTCAGGGCATGGTCTTGGTTGGAGATTACGCCAACGGTAAGATTTACATGCTTGACCGCACAAACTTTACTGATGACGGTCAAACCATCCGCAGATTACGCAGAGCGCCTCACTTGGTGACTGATTTGCAACGTCAATACTTTGACGAGCTTCAGATTCAATTCCAACCAGGTGTAGGCACGACAGGTCTTTCTACTCAGGTGTTTGCTAATAATCAGGTCTATATCGGCGCGACTTACTACATCGCAGCAAGTGCAGCGTTTGTGATCGGCCCATTAGCGGTTTACATTCTTGGTGACCAGATTACCCAAAACTCTCCGACCACGACTAACCCTCAAGCAATGCTTAGATGGTCGAATGACGGTGGGTCTACTTGGTCGCGTGAATATTGGGTCAGTATTGGCCAATTAGGAAAATACCGTAATCGTGCGATTTGGAGACGTTTAGGGACTGCCCGAGACAGAATCTTTGAAGTGGCGATTAGCGATCCGGTTAATCCGGTCATTGTGTCGGCTAATCTAAAAGCAAGTGAAGGGGAGAATTGATGGCTACTGGACTGTCCACCTCACAGCAGATCAACCCTTATCCGCAGTCGGAATTTTTGGAGCCTGCAACCAAAAGACCAACTCGTGCATGGCAACAATTCTTCTTAAATTTGGTAAACTTCAGCTCTAGCGCAACGGCGGCCTCTGGGTCTGGAACTTTGCCTGCAAATCCGGTTGGATTTATTAACGTAACGGTAAATGGAAAGCCGTTTAAAGTTCCTTATTACAACGTCTAAGATGCCCGCTAACAACCATATTATTAAATGCGTATTTGCCTTAATTCTTAAGGTAAAGGACTGATATGGCTGTCAATTACGATTATCGCGGTACACCTGGAATTTTTGATGTTTCATCTAGTAACACATTAGAACAGATTTTAAATTCCATACAGCTTGCAAACTCCAATCTTCAGCAGATGGGCAATCCTCTTTCAAAGAGTGCCTATCAAGCTCAAATTAACAACGCTGTTCAACTTGCTCAGCAAATGGGCGCAACATCTAGCCAAATATCTGGGGCTACTGGTGTTGGACAATCTCAAGGTCAAGAATTACAAACAGCGATTGACACTGCTCCATCAAGCGGTGGTTTTGGATCTTTATTAGGCGCTATTGCTCCAATTGCTTTAGGACTTATTGCGCCAGGAATCGGCTCTGCTGTTGGTGAAGCATTAGGATTAACTGGTACTGCGGCATCTGCTGTTGGCGGGGCTATTGTTGGGGGCGGTACTTCCGCTGCCACCGGAGGAAATGCGCTTCAGGGAGCCTTAATGGGCGGGATTGGTGGCGCTATAAATGCGCCCTCTGACGTTACTGTCCCCACTGAAGCTCCAGCATTACCTTCTAGCTTTGACCAATATCTATCCCAGACCACCTCACCAATTTTGAACTCGGTTGCATCTGTCATTCCTGATGTATTGCCCGAGATTACAAGTGCGGTATCTACTCCAAGTGTTGGCCCTGCTCCTGACGCTCAAGTTGTCCAAGACACTTTAAGTCAGTATGTTGCACCCCAACAACTTGATCCTTTTCAGCAAATAGCCCAACAAAACGGCTATAACAGCTTTGCGGACTACCAATTAGCCCAGAATAATGCTTATGCTCAAAGTCAAGGATTCCCTGACTACGCCACGGCTAACCAATATAACTGGAACTCGCTTGACTACAACCAAGCAATAAACCCTCCAGCGCCCGAGCAGACAGCTCCTGTTGAACAACCGACACCGACACCCGAACCGACTCCAACGCCAACTCCTACCCCTGCACCGACGCCAGCTACCACGCCAGCGCCGACTCCCGCGCCTGCAACGATAGTTGACATAGCCAACACCGCACCAGCGCAAACTGGAACGCCTTTAAGTAACATTGCAACCCAACAACTTGATCCTTTTCAGCAATTAGCTGAACAAAACGGGTACAACTCTTACGCTGATTACCAATTAGCTCAGAACAACGCATGGGCTCAGAGCCAAGGTTTTCCTGATTACGCCACTGCTAATCAATACAATTGGGACTCTAACGCTTATCAACAAGCAACCCAACCTGCGCCAGTACAAGTTGCTCCGGTTGAACAACCAACCCCTGCTTCGACCCCTACGCCTGCGCCTACGACAATAGCTGACATGGCCAACATTGCGCCTGTTCAAGCTGGAACGCCTGTTAGCAATATTGCACCCGTAGAGACTGCGCCCGTTCAAGTAGCGCCGATAAGTACGCCTGTTGACACTACGACTGTGCAACCGTCCGCTGGAGTGCCGATTAGCGACATTACAGCGCCTGCTCAGCCCTCTGTTCAAACGCCAAACGTTCCCACTATCCAAGTTGGCCCACCAACACTTCAGAACGCAATTGATAGCCTAAAACAAGACTTGGCGAGTTACCAAACCGATCCGGTTATAAACCCTCAGAATACGCTGTCCAGCATTGCTAACGGCCCATCGCAGGTTACACCTGACGTTCCTCAATTAAGCTCTTATCTAGCGCCTACTGAGCCTGCGGTAACATATCCTGTGGTGGATCAGAATCTGCCCGTAACTCAAACCCCTGAAGTTGGAACAACTGACGCTATTCAGCAAGTCGCTGACAACGCCCAACAGTTCCAACAAACGGCTTTGCCGACAGACACGACAAATCAGACTACGCTTCAAGACATGCTCAATATGGGGCCAACCCAGACCCCAGAGCCATTACCGTCCACGTTTGACCAATATACTGCGCCGGTTATCCCTGTTCAGCCTGTTACGCCTGTTCAGTCTGCGCCGACTTTAACGCCAGATGTAGGGCCAACGACTGCGGATCAAGCGTTACCATCAACATTCGATCAGTACGCCCAAAGCCCATATTCTTTGTCTACCCCAACGGTAGATATGGGTGCTGGACAGGGATTGTCTACGACTGCGCCGGTAATCTCGGACTTAGGCGCACAAGGAATTACCGCACCAACATCCGTTGGTTTAACTGATATGGGCGGTGCTCAAGGATTAACCACGGTTGCGGCTGGTGGTGGTATTCTTGGGGAAACGGGTGTAAATACAGGTGCAACTCTTGCGGGAGATTTAGGCACTACTTTGGCTGCAACTAACACGGGCATTACGCAACCAATAGCAACATCGACAGGAAAATCTATGAGCGACATATTATCAAACTTAACCCCTGGTCAATTAGCTTCTTTGGGTAGCGGATTGCTGAGTGGTGTTGGCGGCATTATCTCTAACAACGCCATTTCTGCTGGTCAAGCGGCTCAAAATGCTGCGGCTCAACAGTCTCTAGGAACTTTGGGTAATATTTACAACCAAAATCTAGCGGCAATTGCTCCGTACCAACAAGCCGGTCAAGGTGCGCTGACTCAGATTAACCAGCAAATGCCTTATTTGACCAATCAGTTTAGTGCGAGCGACCTTAATTCCCAATTGGCTCCGAACTACCAGTTCATGCTTCAACAAGGTCAGATGGCTAACCAACGGGCTGCCAACGTGGGTGGCGGGGCATTGTCTGGCAATACCTTACAAGGTTTGAATAAGTACACCCAAGATTACGCCGGTAACGCTTACCAAAACGCCTTTAATAACTACCAGACTCAGCGCAGCAACATCTACAACACGCTTTCTAACATTGCTGGTTTGGGTACTTCTGCTAACGCTCAGGCTACTGGAGCAGGTCAGACATACGGTCAAAACGTCACCAACCTCAACACAGGGTTGGCTGCGGCTCAGGCTGGCGCTAATGTGGCACAAGCTCAGAATACCTCTAACACTTTGTCAAACATTGGCAATGCGGGAACATTGGCGGCTTTGTTGGGACAAAATAACGCTGTTAGCAACGCCTCTGACTCTAACGCAGTTCTGAACGCCTACCTTGGTTAAGGAATAAAGATGGCTGATTTCTTTACAAATTACTCTGCTGGAGTGCCTAAGAGCACATCCTTGGCCGACATGATTAACCTGGCTTCTGGCATCCAAAACTACCAGCAAGCTCAACAATTAAACCCTCTTGCCCTTAAAAAAGCGCAGGTAGAGACTCGTATTGCTCAAGAGACTGAGCCCCTTAAAGTCGCTGAACAACAAGCCATAACCCAATCTCAACAAACTGCCGCCAATAGCGCTCAGCTAGAAAACGCCAAAAAACATTTAGACAATGTAAAGCGTGAATCTGTAAAGTTATTGTCAGAAAACAAGTTAACTCGTGACCAAGTAATAGAGCATTACAAAAAAACAATCGGGAATATGGGCGGGGATGACAAGGTAGTCAACCAAGCCATTTCCATGATTCCCCAAACCAACGACACTAACCAATTAAAGACTTGGATTGCCCGAGACTTTACGGGTGCATTGTCTGCGGAAAGCCAAATTGAGCGCTTATTTCCAACGGCTCAAATGGTGCAAACCGGAACGGAAAGTCGTCCAGTTACGATGGGTTCGGCATTGTCTTTTGCGCCTCCAGGCACACAAGTTGGCCAAGGCATTGAAAATCAATTGCCGCCTGGTACTCAAGTAGTTAACCCGCAAACTGGTGGCGTTCAGTATTTAGGCCCTGCTTCACAGCGTCAACCTAACCAACCATTGCAAGCTGGTTTAGGCCCTGCTCAAGAGGCATTATTCAAGGCTGGTGGCGAGAATATCTCTAAGGACTGGACAAGTACCGTATTTGATGCTCAAGGCGCTCCAGGTCGCATTGCAGTATTCCAAAACATTAAGAAACTTGTTCCTGAATCATTTACAGGCGTGGGTGGTGAGCGCAAGCAATTCCTGTCAGGTTTGGCTCAAGCAGTCGGCATTGACGCTAACATACTTCAAACATCATCTACGGATGAATTGGCAAAAAACACCAAACTGCTTCAGTTGGCGGGTGGTAATACGGATGCGGCTCGTAACATTGCTGAGTTGGCCAACCCTAACACCAAAATGACCAAAGAAGGCATTTTGCGAGTGACGGATCAGTTGATTGGCATGGAGAAAATGAAAGAGGCTAAAGCCCGTTATCTCCAACCCTTCTCGCAAAACGCTGCTCAATATCAGCAGGCTATGCAAAACTTTAACCAAGTTGCTGACCCGAGACTATTCCAAGAGATGAGCCCGCAAGAAGTTGCTAAATTAAAGGCTTCTATGTCTGATGCTCAACGCGCAGAACTTAGCCAGCGCATTAAAATGGCTAGACAACTTGGGATTATCGATGGCAACGCTCGCTGACCAATGGGATGCCCCGTCTACTGCTCCGGTAACGCCTAACAAGCGTGAGGCAGATCGTTTAGCCATCTTGCAATTTGAGTTGGCCAAAGCTCAACAACGCTTGTCTTCCGGTGATCCAAGAGCGCAAAACGACATCATTGCGTTAAATCGTGAGATGGGTGTTAAAAGTGCGCCTACATTTAGTCAACCCATTAAAACACTGGCTGACTTATGGGACGAAACACCTGCGTCAAAACCAGGCAAAGAACAAGCGAAAAGCAGTGAGTTGCCCACTGCGGCTCAGTTATACAACCAATTCCAAGAAGCCAAGCGTAACCTTGGTCAAAAGATTATTGGTGCAAGTGAGGCTGGTTTAACGGCTTTGTCAGGTGCTGCTTCTTATCCTGTTAGCGCAATTGGTGGGGTTGTCGGCACATTAGCCAGCGGTAAATACGGAACGCCAGAAGGCATCCAAGCTGGTCAGAAAATAGCCGAACAACTCCAAGCTGGCGGCACTTATCAACCTCGGACTGCCCAAGGCCAACAGTACATTCAAGAACTTCAAAAGGCATTTGAGGCGAGTAAATTGCCTCCTATGGGTGTACCTGAGTTAGCGGGGATGGCTCCTGTTATGGGTGCTGGCGCTCAACAAGCAGCAGGTAACATTCGTCAGATTCCTAAAATGGCCGCAGAGTTAACCCCTGCTCCAGCTCCTCAAGGCGCAATGCGATCTGGTGGCGCTGCGGCAACTACCGGACTGGCAGAGTTACAAGCGGCTATTGCCCAAGCATCTCCGGAATTGGCGGCAGAACTCAAAACTCTTAAACCTCATGAAGCAAACATGGAGGCTATTAAGCGCCAATTAGAGGCCGATAGTCTGCCCGTTCCTGTTCGCTTGATGCGTGGCCAAGCCACTCAAGATGTAAGCCTGTTGTCAGATGAAATGAACCAACGAGGCAAAAACCCTGAGTATGCCAATCGGTTTAATGAACAAAACCAAGCCCTCAAAGAGAACTTTGAAGCAATTAGGGACAAAGCTGCGCCTGATGTTTACGGCACTAATCACTTAGAAAACGCCGACACAATCATCAATTCTTATAAAGATATTGATAACGCTCGGGTTAAGGACATCAGCCAAAAGTATAAAGCCCTTAAAGATGCGGCGGGTGGTGATTTTCCTATTGATGGGCAAGCCTTTGCTCACAATGCTTTTAAAGCGCTGTCCAAAGAACTCAAAACAGACTTTGTGCCATCAGCTATTGAAAAGCAATTAAACAAATTTGCCGCTGGCGAGAAAATGACGTATGAGCAATTTGAGGCTAT